TTTATAACGAAATCATCCGTAGACGTGAGTTACTCAGTAGAGCAGCAAAATCCCCTAAAGGTCGAATACAGGTATGATGTTATAATAGTCCGAAGACTCCGACGAGCCAGCCGCAGCTGCTCGTTAATCCATAGACCCATAGAGTCTATAACTTCTTGCTAATGTTAGCACTTGGGTTAAATCCAAACCCAACCGACTATTAATATGTTATTATAGTCTATAGTTTAGATTTTATTATGATACCCACGAGAACTGTGCAGAGTTTATGACGTGCATACTAGCATCGACGTGCTACTGCTACACTGTTTCTCCCGGTGTATATCTCAGCCTAATCCTGAAAGTATCTTACAATAACCTGGATAGCTGCTATTTTTGGACCCCCTGAAGCATAACGGCTATATGCAATCTTGGATTCATAACCATCTTCAGGTAATCTCCTCTATAACACATCCGCATACATAGAGCTTTGCCCAGATCCCTAGTAGTAAACCATCCTTATTAAGTATTGAAATACCACTTGGACATGAAATCAAAACTCTTTGCGTAATCAATTCTCTTAAGCACCTGCCCAAGACCGTGTCTTTATGGCATGCTGGATGAGTATGGAGTGGCCACATATGTAGTGTAAGCCTTATTGAAAGCTTTTGACATTTACGCATCGACCACCCTATAACACAATAACCCATCATCACCTATGGCTAAAGGTCTAGCTGGCATGGATTAATCGTCCCACGAATCCGGATGCCATCCTTTGATTCCTGCTTTATACATAGCAAAACAAATATAACCTAAGGTGGCTATGGTATTATCGCCTATGGTTGTCCATCTACCACTGAAAGTGAGTGCGTCTATTTAAATGTAGAATCCGTTATTCTACATCGTTTCAGCATCACATCCTGTGTGTTAGGAAAAATTAATATTCCAACTTTATTTGACATAATTGGGCCAAGGCCTATCATGGAACCCATAAAGAGGAACGAAAAGTATACTATCATGATTGAAAGTGTCTCTCATCATGTCTTAGTATATCTGGTCAGGTCTACGGATGGTGTTTCTTCCGCACATCTAAGCATACTTTCTATACAGAGGTTATAATCCTCGATAGAAATTATCAACATAGACGCTGATCACTTGTTTGTTCTGAGAAGCTTCAAAGAATTTTCCGTCAAGTGAGTCACTTGCGACGAAATTCCTCATGATGTCCATTAGACGAGAAGCTGTAGCTTTGAAGGCTACCGTAGGCAATGTCTTCACCATGTGGTGTTGTATATAGCCCCAAAGACCTGTTAATAAGCTCCATCCTCTCTTTCCTGGTACACAGATGCTTCTAGGATTCTTTGTAAAATCATCTGCAAACCCATATTCGTCGGGATGATGTTATTCAGGAGAGATGTACGTTTATCCTGATTTCACAATAGCCATATAATCACTCAATAATCTGGTTTTACCGTCATTAGAGAGATATTCATATGTAGCTTTTTTGTATTTCTATTTTTTGTCAGTGGGCCAATCTCGCTTCTAATAATACTAGAATACGTCCATGGGTTAATCCAATCCTTTAGATAATACTCTTTACGCTAGAGCTTTGTAGAATTAAGCCCCCCAAGTCTGATATTATTTCAATATTTAATCCTCACAATGTGGGGTTTGACTCAAGAATCTATCCATGACTGCTGTTATACGGTTATGGTCGCTTCTTGATGAAAATTCAAACTAGGTTTGTATATTCCCAGTTATACTGTTATATATATCAAAACCCGTTTTAACGAATGGACAAGTGTTCACTACAACTTTCTTC